GTTGATTCTGTCGCAAATCCACTAATATTACCACTTGAAATATTAACATTAACTTTATTACTTCCTACACATGCTTCTAATACATCAACACCTGTATCAATATTTCCTAAATGTACTTCAGCTGCCGCAAGTGTGGTTTCAGTTGCTGCTCCAGTTGGTAAAGCACTTGATACTATATCAACTTGCATTTCATTACCACTTATAGCATTATCTAATACTTGTACTGCTGTTTCAATATTTCCTAAATGAGCTTCTGCTGCTGCTAAAGTTGCTTCAGTTGATGCACCACTTGGTAAAGAAATACTACCACTGCTAATATTTACATTAACTTTATTACTTCCTACACATGCTTCTAAAACATCAACACCTGTATCAATATTTCCTAAATGAACTTCTGCTGCTGCTAAAGTTGCTTCAGTTGATGCACCACTTGGTAAAGCAATTGTACCACTTGAAATATTAACATTTACTTTATTACTTCCTACACATGCTTCTAAAACATCTATTCCAGTATCAATATTTCCTAAATGAGCTTCAGCATCAGTATTTTTTGATAAAATACTATCTAATTTTGTATTATGTAATACTTGATTAGCATTTGTTGCTAAATCATGTGTGTGGTCTTCTTGAATTGACACCTTTAAATTACCTTCTCCAGTTAATGCTGTTGGCAATTGTGCTAATGTTGAACCACAATCAACATTTAATCTTTCACTACCTTCATTTCCTAATTCTTGAAGACAAACTTTTAAATTACCACTTCCAGTTAATGCAGATGGCAATCTACTATTTGTTGTTGTTAATAATGTTTCTAATCCATCAGTATTTACCTCTAAAGTATCAACATTTAAATTAATATTTCCAGTATTTTCTTTGATGTCTTGTAAGAGCTGAGTTTGGTCTGCTAATGTATTAGTATGATATAAAGAATGATTATCAATATGTCTATTATTTCTATGATTTAATTTTGAACTTTGATTTGGCAAAGGCATATAATTAATATTAAGAAAATCTTTTAATAAAATTAATAATATTATTTTTTATTTTTCTTTTGTTATTTTTAAAAATATACTATTATCATTTGATAATTCATCTGCTAATGTGCCATCACTTCTTAAAACTCGTATTTTAATTGATGATATTTTTATTGGTTCATCTCCCTTATGAAAATACTCAGTTGAACCTTCATCATAAGAACTTAAATAATTTGTTGAAGAATAATATTTACTTATTACACTCATGATTTTATTATTATACAAGTCTTGACCTTTAATATCAGTATTTATTCCATTTATAGATACTTCTATTTGATAATATCCACTTTGATCAGCTGCATTAACATTTCCATAACTATTATTTTGTATTTCACCTTTAGCATCAATACTAATATGTTCGTTTGTGGTTGAGGCAAAATAATCAATAAAAGCAGGGTGAATTTCTACTTCAGTGCATAAATCAAATGCTTGGGTGTTTGCAGAGGTTTGTGGTGTTCTACTAGCAGGTGATGGATCATTTGGTTTACCACCAGCTGCCCCAGTTCTTTTTTTAATAATAGCACTATCTAATGCTGCTAATTCTGTTGTTATATTTCTACCAGGAACCAATCTATTATCCTGACCTGAAGTTGGACTTATATCAAAAACAGGCACATTTGAAAAAACAGGATTACCACTTGCATCATTTGTAAAACTAATTACTTTTTCGCTATATCCTGTTATTAAATCTTTCAAATTGAATTTAAATTGGTCTCTCCATAGTGTGGTTGGACTTATTGAATAAATAAATATACCACTATAAGCATCTCCTACTATTTCATTATTTGTTGCATTTTTATATATCCTTGTTTCAGGCAAACCACCACCATCTCTTGTTGAAACATCTAAAAATGGAATATGCATTAAATCTATATTCATTTTACTTGAGTCAGGATTATAATTTAAACCAAAATTTGATGCACCTATATAATAATTTGCTAATTCTTCAGGTGAGCCGCCACCACTTGTATCTCTTATAGTATTTAATTGAAATGTTCTCGTCCCATCACTTGCTCTTATAAAATGAACTTCATCATTTGGATTACCTGCATCTTGCAAATCTTGTCGTAATTGCCTTGATGTTTTTAATAATTCATTATTAACTAAATTATCTTTACCTTGTGCTAAATCAGCTCCTTTTTGTGCAACACCAACATAATTCTGTCCTATTAATGTTGCTAATTCATCAGCACCATAAGATGTTGCTGGCAAATTTAGCGTTATTGTATTTCTTATGGGTTGAAATTTACTTGCGAAAGATGTATTAGGTGTAGTTAAACCTCTTAGCAGAGATGCTGATGGGTGTCCCAGTAATAATCCTGCTTTTGACATATCATCGCATAAATTTACTACACGTTGTATTGTGCCTAAAGGATTTTGTCCATCAGCGATATTAAAAATTAATATATCATTTGCTCCAGGTTGGTTTCTTGTTAATATTGGAAAATTTTTATAACCATATAACTTACTTGTAAGACCTTTAGCATTACACTGATCATTATATGCTTTCACAAAATCATCATTTAAGATCATAAATTGTTGCCCTCCATTTGTGCCAGTACCTGCAGGAACTGGTTGTAATAAACTTCGTATAATATCGTCTGTTTTGCCTCGTTCTAATCCACAATCAAGAAATTCTATCTTTTGACCATTTGCATCGCTAATAGTTAACCTAAGGTTAAACCAATCATCTTCATTACTGTGAACATATTTATTTGTGAATTCTAATCTTAATCCTTCAAGTTGAATCATGTTAGCTCCGTCAGTGCCAGTTAATTTTTTACATGCTACATATTTCTCACCATCAAAAGCACTAACAGGATTTACCCCCCTTGCTGGAACATAAGTTTTGCTGGGAATTATAGGGGGCAATAAACCCCCCTCATTACCAGCTGCATCTGCCCCATCAAAATCACCTCTATATCGTGCTTCATTCGTAGTTGGAATATCTGCTAACCAATATCCTATATCCATACTAATATCACATGTACCATTACCAGTTGTATCAGGTAATGTTATTAATCCCTGATCACTTTGTATAGTATCAAGAAATACTGAACCAACTTTTAATGATTCATTTGGATTTAATTCTATTGGTGTTGGTAATATAACTTCATAATCAGGACTATCTATTGTTTTCGTAAGACTATTTACTCCTTGTTGTCTACATTCAATTAATTTATATTCAGGTACTATAATAGGTTTTTGAGATTTATTATTACTCATAATATAAATTATTAATATAAAAAAAAAAATAAAAAGAAACAGAATAAATTATTATACATATTTAATACTATAACCACCACCACTAACAACTATAGTTTTTTGAACTTCAGCATATAAATTTACATCTAAAGCAACTCTTTCAATTGAGGCATTTTGTGCATCTAATACAGCAACTCTTGAGAAATCCATAGATAATTGATTAATTCTTGATGATAAATCTACCCCTATATAATCACTTTGACCTATTCTATTATCTTCATCATTACCAGTTCTTGGGGCAAAAGAACCTTGAGTATTGACTATTGTCCCCTGTTTATTATTACCTTGTGCTGGTGAATTAGCATAAGGGGCAATATTTAAATCACCCCATGCCTCTGCTAACACCATAGCTCTTTTTGCTGGACTATCAAGACCACCACTAAAAACCTCAGCACCATTTACTCTAAAATTAACATTTTCACCTATACAACTACGACTATCAAATGCACCTTGACCCATAACTGTATTTGCTACAGCAGGATTTTCATCAACATAATTATTTTTATTTGAAAAATTTTTAAATGCTAATAATCTTCCTACTAATTTATTATCATAACCTTTTATTCTTAAATTAATACTTTGTTTATTTGTCGCACCAGCAATTGGGGCAGCTACTTCAGGCACTTGGACTACATCATGTTCTAATTCAGTATACATAGCACCTTTAAAACCACTTCTAAGACTTTGTTTTAATTTATCATCAGTAATTTCATCAACGATTAATTGTGGTGGTTGAGTTGCTAATACTTCAGTTGTTAATTTAGCAAAATTTTTACTATCTGTATCCCATTCTATAAGTAAATTAAGATTTTTAAAGAGATTTGTATCTAAGAAATTAACACTCTCAAGAAAACCAAAACATTTTCTTAAATCAAGGTATGCACCATCAAGGTCACTATAATTTGCTGCTGTTCTCATTACTGGAACACGAGGAACGGAACCATCAGCATACTCCCTAATTCTACCACTATCATCTAAATGGAAACCAAGACTTGAAGCATGTGCTAATTTATTGTGAATATTTTCATTATCATAATTAGTATTTTGTAAATTATTAAATGCTAAATATCTATTAGCAAATCTTAAAGTCGCTAAATTTTGACTACCATCTCTTAAATGAATATGTTTTATTAAACCATATAATCCTGCTGGAGAAATTATAGGTGTGCTATCAGTTGTAGTACTGCAACCGATATTTACCAATCGCATATTAGGATAATAACATCTACCATTACCAATTAATTTAAATTCACAACGATTATTTTGAATATCAACACGAGGATCAATAACTTCACTTTCAATTTTAGTTGAGTATAAAGACATTTATAATAATTATAAATAAAAAAAAAATTAAAAATTAACAATAAAATATTCTTGTTTTTTATCTAATATTTTTTGTGGATTAAATCTATAACAATATCCATTTAATCGTTTTTCTGTATCAAATACATCTTTATTAACTAAATTTTGAAAAATTGTTCTAATTCTTTTATAATCATTAATATTAGTGTAATATCTTATTAAATTCTTAAATATAGAATACTTACAAAAACCTATTTTATATATATTTCTATATTGAAAATATAATAAAACTAATTTTTCATAATCTAAATTTTTATTAATTCTCATATAAATTTAGAATTTAAAAAAAAAATATATATCTATCTTATATGGATATTAAAAAAATTATTAGTGAAGATAGAAAAATTAAAGATGCATCATTAAATGCTTATGTTATATCATTAAAAAAAATAAATAATGATAAAGAAATAAAAAATATAGATTTCTTAAAAAATGTTGAACATGTACAAGAAAAATTAAAAGATTTAAAATTAACAACAAAAAAAAATAGATATACTGCTATATTAGTTCTACTAAGAGCTGTTGGCAAACAAGATAAATTAATAGAAGAATATAGAAAAATACTTGATGAATTAACATCTCAATATTTTAAAGAAATATCATTAAATAAAAAAACTGATAATCAAGAAAAAAATTGGATTTCATTAAAAGAGCTAAAAAAGATAATGAATAGTTATGCTGAAGAAGTAAAAGGTCGTGATTTAAAAAATAAAAATAAATTAAATCCTAAAGAGAAAGTAATATTACAAAGTTATTTATTAAGTGCATTATATTTATTAATACCACCTAAAAGATTAGATTATAATGTTAAAATAGTAAAAAAAAAAGATGAAATAAAAGATGATGATAATTATTTATTAAATGAAAGTAAAAATAATAAAACCTTTATAATTCAAGATTATAAAACAAGTGATAAATATGGAACACAAGAATTTATTGTGCCTAAAAAATTAAATAGTATAATTAATTTATGGTTAAAATTTAATGATTCAGGATTTTTATTAATAAATAATAGAGGTGGTAGATTATCCAGTAATGGATTAGGTAAAATGATTGCAAAAGTTTTCGCCCCAAGTGGGAAACAAATAACCTTAAATCTATTAAGAAAAATTACTATAAGTGAATTAATTGATATGGATGCAATAAAAAAGAATAAAAAATTAGCGAAAGAAATGGGACACTCAACAAATATACAACAATCAGTTTATTATAAGGAATAATATTAATCTACATTATCTATATTATCTATATCAATTTCAAATTCAAATTCAGTAAATTCATCTTTTACACCTAATATTGCATCAATATCCATACTATTTTGACCTCTTTGTATTTCTACTAATGTTTTTAAATCATGATTAGGCAACCCACCAATCCCTAAAGTACCTATATAATTATCAATTAATCTACTAAATGTATAATTAAAAAATACTTTTTTCTTTAATTCAACAATTAATTTATCTTTTTCTTTAATTTGTTCTTCAAGTTTTTCATAGGTTTCTTTAAAATGTTTCGCCATTTCTAAATATTCATTTTCATTCATTATATAATAATAATTTATTATATTTATATATATATGACGAAATCTTTTAAGATTTTAAAAGTTAAAGATAAAACTGATAATTATCATAAAGAAAATGGTTTATTATTTGATTTACCATTTAAATTAGCAATAATAGGAAAAAGTCAATATAGTGGTAAATCAACAATTATATTTAATTTATTAATGAATCCATCATTTAATTATCAAAAATATTTTTTGCCTGAAAATATATATTTTATAACAAATAATAAAATAGATGCAAAAATGAATTTATTAACTGAAGCACTTGATATACCAGATTCAAATGTAATGAATTATAATGAAGAAAGTCTTGAAATATTATATGATTATCTTGAAGACCAATATTTAAGTGAAAAAACAAAAAAACAGAAATTAATAGTATTTGATGATGTTGCGCCATCAGGTGAGCTGAAAGGCAAACAAGCAGGGATTATTAGTAAATTTATGATGGTTGGAAGACATTTATTAATAAATCAAATATATACAAGTCAAAAAACCAGTTTATTGGGAACAAATATAAGAAGTAATTTAACTGGTGCAATTATATTTTCAACAACCTTAAAAGAATTAGAATTATTAGAATTAGATCATAATTTATTAAATAGTAGAAAAGGATTTATTCAAATGTTTAGATCCAATGTAACCGATAAAAGAGATTTTTTAGTTATTAATTATAGTAATTCAAAAGATAATATGTATATGAATAAGTTTTTTGAACCAATAGATATAACACCATATAATGATTTATAATCCCATATAATTTAATAAATTATTTAATTGATTTTCATTCATACCACTATTAGAAAATTTACTTAAATCTCTTTTTGGTTGAGATATAGATATTTGTGGTTTTTGTTTTTTTTCTTTTGGTGCGACCCTAACAGGGGGTTTAGGTTTGGGAGGTTCTGGTACAGGTTCTGATTCTGGTTCTGGTTCTGGTTCTGGTTCAGGATCTGGTTCAGGTTCTTTTATAATTTCTTTTATAGGTTCTGGTGGTTTTTTATTATTTTCTGCTTCTGCAAGTTTCTTTTTTAACATTTCAATTTCATTAGTTAATTCATCATGTTTTTTATGACGATTTTTTTTTTCTTGTAATTGCTTTAATAATGCTTCTTCTTGTTCATCAAGCTCTTTTCTTTCATTTTCTTTTTTTAATTTTGTTAATTCTTTTTTTTTTTTTCTTGTTTCTAATGACTTTAATCTGCCTTTTTGAAGATTTCTTAATAATTGCTCACGTCTCTCTTGAGAAATAGGTTTTTTACCTTTGCCACGACCATTTTTCTTAGTTGGTTGTTTTATTTCTTTATTCTCAAATAACTCTTCTTTTTCTGCATTTTCAATTTCATTATCACTCATTCTTTGTAATAATATTATTTAACATAATTATTTTTATAAATAAACAATATAAATTTAGTAATTTAATTTAATTACTATAATATGATAATATATATATGTTATATATAATTTGTGCTTTTATAGCATACATTCAAAAGAATTTATTAAGATTTCAAAAATGATTTTTTTTTTCACTTTTTTCACTTTTTTTGATATTTTTTTCACTTTTTTATGTAATTTATAATATTTATTAATTAATTAATTAATTTTTTTATGTAGCAAAGAAGAATATTATATATATATATATATAACAAATAAGATAGTAAAGTATATTTAATAGAGAAAGAAAAAAAAAAGTCGTAAAGTCGTAAATTACATAAAATCTACAAAGTCCCATGAGAGAAATAAAAATATTAAAAAGTTTTCAAAAAACGTGTAAATTACGACTTTACGACTTTTTACATAAAATCAACAATTGCATTATTATCGTCTTTTTTCTTATATTTAGTTAAAAATATACTGCCGTTTGTCTTGATAGTAATTAATTGCTTAAAATGTATATGATTAGTAATATTTTCTATAAATTTCTTTTTATTCCAAATAGTTCTTTTTTCAATCATCGTTAAATTATTATAAAAATCACCTTGTTTAAATTCATTAAAAATATCTCTCATTACTATTTTATCTTTATCATTATTGGTAAAATAATAATTTTCATGTATCCAATTATTTAATGAATCACTATCCATTAAGAATTTATTACTTCTATTTTTTACTTCTTGTGGTATATAAATATCATCACATTCACTATTTAATAAAATTTTAAATAATGCATATTTATGTTGTTGTATAAAATCATAACTTTTATATTCAGCAGTTGCTAAATGATAATTGGGCAGCTCTGCTTCATCTTTATCAAAAGTAAATGTTTGACTAAATTCAAGATCTACAATTCTTCTTTTATAAGCATTAGTCATTTGACCTTTTATTTCAGGTCTGCTATTACATTCAACAACAGTAATATTATGTAATTGAATTTCCATTTCATCTTCATATAAACCCCTTCCAGTATGAATAGGATTTGCAGTAATCTTTTTTAAATTACCACCTAATATTTTTTGGTCTTCTTCAGGTTCGCTAAAAACTACAAATCTTTTTTGATGTAAATTTCTAAAAGTTGTATTACAACCTTCTTTAATAGGTTTAACTAATAATTCTGTATTACTTGTACCATAATAATTTCCAAGACATTCATTTAAATTTTCCATCATTAACCCTTTTCCATTTGAGCCGCCACCATTAAAATAGCAAAAATACTCATTTTGTTTTCCAATACAACCTAATCTTAAAATACTTAATAAGCATTTTTTTTGCTCTGCAACAGGCATAATACTATCAATTATATTATCCATAGTATGAATTTCAGTTAATGTAGGTTCAACATAATTATAACCAGTATGATTACTTATATAATCATATTTATTTACTTTTACTTGTTTTCTTGTTATCATATCAAAAGCAATATTTTTAAAACAAAAATAATTAGGTTTAACATTATCAACTTTATAACTATTATTATTTTCTATTTTTAATAAAACGCATTCAGTCATAGATTTTATTTTATGTAATGAATTTATAGTTGATCTTAATTTAAAACATTCTTTTAATTTTACTTGTAATGCATCTAAATCATCATTATTTGTTTTACATTCTTCAATTAATCTATCAATTTCAATAGATACACACTTAAAGATTATTTCATTAATGTTTTTTTTTAAATAATTATGTTTTTTATCTAATAACTCCCAATAAGGGTCTTTATAAATAAAATATTGATTATTATAAGAAATAATATCATCACCAGTTATATCTAAATAAAGTTGTGCTAAAGACATATCATCTCCATTAATAATCTGTTGATTATATTTATTTCTTATTTTATAATGTTTTGTTTCATTTGATATTTTACTATAATATGCAATAGTACCAAAAGTTAATTGTTTTGTTTTATCGCATTTAATAAATTTCCATACATTACATTTATTTTTATAACTATCTCCTTTTTGAGATATATAATCACATATATCAACATTTTTAAAAGTATTATATAATGACCAAATAATTCTTAACCAACTTTCATAGTTATTAATATATTTAACATCAATATTATCAATAATTTCTTTTTGTTCAGGTGTAATATTAAATGATGGTTGTGCTGTCAGCACATCATCATCAGCACACACTGGCACATTTTGAGAATTTTTCGCGGCCGCGATATTTTTCAGTATGGGTGCAGGATATTCAGTAAAAGTTTTCATATTTTCTTTTGTAAATGAAAAGGTGCTATTTATACATTCAAAAACAATATGATATACAAGATCAACACCAGATTCTAAACCAATTTTATTACTATTTTTATCATTAATATCTTTTTTAAACCACAAATGTGGCAATCTGCGACGAGTGCTTTTTGTTTGCCAACGCTTTCCATAGATTTCTAATTTTTGCTTATAATTTTTTTCATTATCCAAATCAACAACCATCATATTCGCCTTCCATAAATTAATTGCTAATGCATTAAAATAAGTTGTTTTATTTAATCTATTATTATTATATTGATCCATACATTCATTATAATTTAAATCTTTCCAACCAGATGGGATTTCTTTAACAAATTTTTCACTTTTTTCTTTATCTATAGTTAAATTAAATAATACATAAGGTATTTTATTTTTATTGCAGAAATCAATAACTTTTAATTTTTTAGGTTTAAATTGAATTTTTTTAGTTTCTTGAGTTTTAATCATTTTATATAAATATAACATTTATTTAATTTTAAGTAATTTAACCGAATAATAGAATTTGACTGGATTTAAAGAATTATTTAAATATATAATATAAATTAAGTTAATTAACTTTATTTAAAGAATAAAAACATATATAATATAGATTAAAATGCCTAAATGTAAATATTTCTATAATTATGAATTAACAACTAAAGAAAATGAAAAGTTTAGATTCAAGGAACGGCAAGATATTACGGATATGTTTGGTATTTCACTCAGCTCAATAAGACATATTATGAAAGGGATGCACGGAGAAAGATATAAATGGGCAGGTTATAGAATAATTAAGATACATGAAAAGATTAGAACATTATAAACTTTTTTATTTTTTTTATTATTATTATTTTTTATTATTTTTTATATTTTATTATTTGTATATGAGCAGTAGTATACAAAGTTATAATGAAGCATTAATGAATATGAATGCAAGTAATGTAGGACTTGACCCCAGTAGAGTGCCACCAGTGCTTGAAGACGAAATAAATGAGAAGGTTGTGGTTGGAAAATCAGCTCTTCAAGGTATATCTGGAGTTATGGTCGCACAATCAGCAACAAGCACATTAAAAAAAGTATTAAAAGGAAGCAAAGCTGCTAAAAATGCTGGGATTGCTGATGAGGATATAGATAATTTGGCAGATGCTGCCGCAAGTGGTGATTTAGAAAATTTAGGCACTCAAGCGTTGGGTGTTGGGATCAAAGCGGTTAATCGTGCATTAGGTCAAGGTGTTAATTATCTTCAAGATGCTGGCAGGAGCTTGGGTGATAAAATATTAGGGACATTTAAAAATAATCCAGCGGCAGAAAATACACCAGTTGATGATATTGCTGATAATCCTATGAGTTTTAGAAACCAAATGGGCAGTGATTTAGAAAGTGATATATTTTCAGGTAAAAGTGATATAAATGATTTAAGTGATTTAACTGATCCATTTAAGTTAGCAGAGGGCGAAGATGTGTTTGGTAGAGTAACAAGTGGTGCAAGAGGTTTATTAGGTGCTGGACAAGGGGATAGCACAATAGCACGAGCAACAGGTGGTGCCAGACCAGCACCAGCACAACCAGCACCTGAACCAACATCTGTCCCTGAACCTGCACAACCTGCACAACCTGCACCTGATGATGATATTAAACCTGTGCCTGAAGGTGAAACTGACGCTGCACCATTAATTGAAGGTGCTGATACTGATATGGATGTTGCTGCTGTGAGAGCTGCTAAAGCAGCAAAAGATGTTAGTGAGATAACTAAAGTGAGCGAAGGCATGGATGCAACTGGTGCTGCCACATTTGACCCAATTGAGGCAGGTTTGGGAGCTTTGCTTGGGATAGCAGGGACTATTGGTGCTGTTTTTATTAAAACTCATCATGTTAAAAATGTTGTTAATAATTTCGTTCAAGAGAAGGTTCCAGTTAATTATGCTTCCACATTACTTTAATAATTTAATAACATATATAATAATTTTTTTAATATTTCATATTTAATAATATTCCAAATTGTCAAATATACATAATAATTAATAACCATATATATATCACCACAAAATATTTAATGCATAATATCCAGCAGTTCCAACATTATTTTTAAATCTGCCATGTCTTATTCTATAAAGTCTTCTTCTATTATCTGCAAATACTTTTCCTTTTTCTTTTATATACATACTATAATCTTTATAACGCAGATCTCCTATTGATACAAGTTTTTTACCTGTTTTATCAAAAACATCTATTTTTTTATTTTTTCTTGTTGAAGGTTTAATAGTGACATTCAGCTTTTTTGCATTTTTAAAACTAAATTGACTAATTTTATAACTCATATATATATATATGGGATTATTTAAATTCTTGTGTAAAAAATTTAAATGCACTTCAAGTTGCCAATTTAATACAGATGAATTATTTGATTGTAATAAATTAAATCATAATTTAAATATGTATGATTTAAAACATAAAGATATAATAACAATAATGAATATATTAGAAAAAAGAGATATGAAACCATCATATCCCATTATAACAGAAATTTAATCTTTCTCTTTAGCAAATCTTTTATCAACTATTTTTTTTGCTTCTTTTTTTAATTTATCTAATTCTTTTTCAGTTTTTACTTTTTTTAATAAATCTTTAAATCTATCATATTGATTAAAATATTTATCTTTTTTAGGTACATCACGAGTATCTCTTAATTTTGCGTCTTTAAGTGATATATATAACTCGCCATTTTTTTTTTCTATTTTCTTTAAGTACCTATCAACTTTTTTTTTTAATTGTTCATCATCAAAATCAGTAATTTTAATTGTTGGTACTTTAGGTTTTGTGCCTTTAGGCATTACTTTAAATTTCTGTTTCTTTTTTTTAGGTGTTGTATCTAAATCAAATGCATCTATTAAGGCATCAGTAGTTTCTTGAGATTCTAAAGGTGTTAATTTTTTTATTTTTGGTTTTTCACTTTCAATTTCTTTTATTATTTGATTTACAGAATTTTTTAAAGATACATCAACAACTATATCATTTTTTTTAGCAATAGCACGAAGTTTAATAAAGACCTTTCTCAGCTCTTTTTCATCATTATTTTTTTTATAAGCATCAATACCTTTACTTAGCAAAGGTTGCATAATTTCATCTAATACTTTATCTTTTTCTTCATCACTTTTGCCTTCTCTCATTTTAATATCTTTAAAAGAACTTTTATTTTTTAACATGATTTGGATAATTTCATCTCTTTTTTTACCAACAACATTAATTAATCTTTTTGCTTTCATTTTTTTTCTTATTTCTTTTATTTCTTCACTTATTTCTTTTCTTATTTTTTTATTATGTTCTTTAATAAAACCTCTTAATTCCGTAGTTTTATATGAATTAAATATTAATTTCATTTATAATTTATTCTAATATTTTTTTTTAATTAATTAATTATTATATTTTTTTTTTTCTGCTGCTCTTTTTTTCGCCATTACACCTAATTTTTTATCGTTTGCTTTTTGTTTTGCACTACGTTCCTTTTTAGCTTTTTTAGGTGCATCTGCTTTTTTAACTTTAAATTTAACAGGTTTTTTTACTTCTTTACTATTTTTATTATGTTTTGCACCAGTCATTACAGTTCCATCAGGCATTTTATGAGTTGATTTTTTATTTTTTTTATGGTCTTTAGGCATTAAATCTTCAAAACTACCTGCACTAATTTCAGGTTCAAGTTCATCAAAAAATTTTTCATTAGGCATGTAATGATTTCTTGATTCATCAAATGAAAATCTTTCATTAAAGTTTTTTTTAACATCTTCACCTTTCATTTTTGATACTCCTGACACCAACATATCTTTTCTTAATGATTTATTTAATAAAACTAAATGTTTTTTCATAACTGCAATTGTAATTTTCATTTTATATTAAATAAATATATTATTTTTTTTCAATATTAATTTTATTACTTCTTGTTTTTGGTGGATCATAATCTAAAGTATCATTACTACATTTATTTAATGTTTTTAATTCAATATTAATTTTATTATTTACTTGGTTTTCATTTCTTATTAAAACTCTTTTTAATATATTAACACATTTTTTAGCATCATGTATTTTTAACATTCTTCTTAGCATAGCACAATCTTCACAATATGAAGACAAATAACCATCACATGGATACTCATTACAATAGGTACAAGGCATTATTAATATTATATATATTATTTCTATAAAATAAATATATTTATAAAACTTAAATGGATAATAAAATTAATATAGATTTGAAGATAAAAAAGAAAAAGAAAAAAAAAGTAATGGATTTATTTGAAAAACCATCTGCAGTAAAAAATATTAATTCATCCCAATCAAAAAAAGTATTAACTTATAAACAAAAAGTGAATAAAAGATTTAAACAACCATTAGATAAAAGTAATTCATTAACACATTTATCTAAAATATCAAAAATAAATTATATTATATTAAGACAAGTATATAATAGAGGCACAGGGGCAGCTCGTACTGCTGGTATATCAAGACCATCAGTTAAAAGTAAAGAGCAGTGGTCTTATGGAAGAGTATATGCTTTTATTGAAAAAGTATATAATAAAAAAGAAAAGCAAAATCAAGATGCAGATTTAATAAAAGAGGCAAGAGCTGATTTTGAATTATAATAAAAATTTCATATATTCTAAAAGTTCAGGTCTTTTTATATCTTCTAATGTTTTTTTTATTGAAACACCATAAGATAAATTATAAAAAACTAATTCTTCAATTTCATCTAAAGTTAAATTAACCATTTAATTTTAAAAATAAAAATATCTTTAATATATAGTGAAAATGTATATACCAGAAAAAAGTGAAGTAATTGCATTATTTATAGAGGATATGAGTTATTATGGTAATAAATTATATTATTTTTTTTTTTATCCTAAATTAATCAAGAGCGATAAGGGTCATAAAATATAAATATACAATATATCCTTTACCAGCAACTGATAAATTGGCACTACTTGAATGTAAATCAATAGTTAATTTATTTGTTTCTAATGATAAGAAATTATCAAAAGCAGTGCCTATTAAATAATTATCACCTGACCAAATATTTCGTGCATGTACTCTATTAAAACCACTATCACTTAATACCTTTAAGGCATTACTAATAAATTCACTTCTTGTTTCTAAATCATAGGAAATATATCCATTTTGATTATCATTAATTCTATAATTAACTTTATCCAATAATGGAAATTGTTCTAAAAGATTATTATTACTTAATAAATCACTTTCTTTATCTTGTCTTAAGAAATTAACTAATACACCTTTACACATTTTACTCGGTACTCTTGCATCAATACTCGTTTGAGCTGATTGAGCAGTTTGTTTTACATTAACTACGCTCTCCATCATAATTTTACTTCTTTTACCTTTACCAACATCAGGTAAAGTTGAATATCTTAATTTAACATTTTTTAATAAATAATTGGTACCAGCAACCATATCTTGTCCGTATAATGCTTGAGCGTTTTTCTGTAATGAAAAAGTAACTCTAATATTACCATTATCGCTAAAACTATAACCTGAACCTTGAGCTGCGATGGTTCTATTTAAACAAAATAGTGGTTTAACTGAAAATTTAGGTCTTCTAAAATCTTGATCAACAAAAGCGGCATTACCAATATCAGTTGCTTTAGCACCTACTAATTGTAATCTTGCATTATTTAAATTAGATGCATCTCTGCCTTCCGCATTTGCCATAGATGAATTATATGAACCTGAATCAGTAGTAGCAACCTGAACTGATTTATAAAATCTTGGATATTCGTTAATATGTTCTAATTGTCCATTAGGATTTTCTGTAGTTATATCGCCTATATAATTATGAAATCCATTAACACAATCCATAGTGATATTATCAGTATTAACTATTTTAGTTGCACCTGTTGAGAATACATTAATTTCAGCATCTAAACAAATTGAATTTGGTTTTAAGACACGACCATCACCTGAAAGCTCAAAAACAATTTGAGTAAATTGACCGAAACCTGCCTGATTATCATTTTGTGGGGATACTTGATGATATTTAATTTGCTCCATTTATAAATATTAAATATAAAAAAATAAAAATAAATAAATAAATTAATTAATTAATTTGTAATAAAAAAATATTAAATAAAAAATAATTATTTAGTCTTCATGACTTCAAAATAAACTGCATGTCTTCCAGTCAAATTACCACCACTTGCATTTAATTCAATAACCATTCTTTGACCTACATTTTTAAATGGTACAGGACACATAATCATATGTACATCAACTTTATTAGTTAATTCACCACCACCGCCAGAATTTAGTGCAGAAGTAATTTGTCGTGCCTGTTCAGTTAATGAAGCAACTTGTTTATTATTATTAGTAAATACTCTATTAATTAAATCATAATGTAAAAATGATCTTACCTTAACAGCTCTATTAACGACTTGTTTATTATCAATAGTTATTCTATAATTATCTAAATGTGCTTCTGTTGAAATAATATTAGTATCAAATACTAAATACATATTTTTACACATAGGGGGGACTTCATAATTTCTTGATGTACTTGTTGATGCAGTATAACTATCATTTTGAACCATATAAGTAGAATATATAAGAGGCATTTTTTTAGGACTACTATTAACTTTAGCAACAAGTTCAATTTTATTAATAACTATTTGAGTTGGTTTATTAGCAGCAGTTTGTGCGACAGCGTGGATTGTAGATGGCACTATACGAGGTGTGGTGAAAGTTTGACCTGCTGTTCCGTATCCAGCACCATCAAAAGTAAGAACTAATTTATTAGAACCAGCAGCTTTTTCAATTTTAGTAATTTGTCTTGTCACTTGATTACCAATACCAGTACTATTAATATTAGCAGTAATATCTATTGCCATACCAACAAACCACGGACTATCACTAAGGTCTGCATATTCATTAGTTGTTGTTAATGAATTTATTGTAGCAGGTAAATTTCCAGCAACACCATCCATTATAAAGTAGTTTTGAGTTGCTACTCCATGTAGTAATCTTGTATCATAACCTGCTACATGATCTAATTTAATTTCTAATTTTGCGAAGTCAAATTCTAAATGTAATCTTGTATCACCACCTGAAGTATCATAACTATCAGTATCACATACATTCATTAAATCTTTTAATGGGATTTTAACATCACTTGGTCTGTATCTACTTTTTTCTTCGCCAGTTGTATATAATTCAGTAAATCCATGAGGTTTAAAGGTTGAATGATTTTGTGATGCTGATAATTTATCCATATCATATTCTCTATGCATATCATTTCTTTCATAATATTTTAAATTACCACGAATTTTATTAACATCTTTAATAGTTTCTAACATTCCATATTGTTGAGAAACCATTTCAACATTTCTCACTAACTGCACATTATCTCTCACAAGTAAAGCTCCAGCACCACCGCTATTAAATTCTAAAAAAGTATTATATACAGCAGATGGTATAGTTGTATTTGCTACTGTAGCAGAAAAATTAACATTAATATGACTTTCTCTAAGGTTCAAGCTTCCTTGACCTGCACTAATAATAAAGTCACATAAATTTTTATTACCACTAACATCAAAAGATCCCTGTTCACTTTGAATTTTAATAACTTGATTCATTTTATATATTAATTAAATATTTTAATTTTTCATTTTGTTTGTAATAAAGATTTTTCTAATTTTTTTTTTTGATAATGTTGTTTTCTATATTCACAAATTTTCTCTTTATGTTTATCATAATATTCTTTTCTTGTTTGTAATGGTATAATTTTATTAATAGTATTAAAATTCTCAATAAAAAATCTTTCTCTTGTTTTTAGCTCAATTACATCTTTACATGGATACTCTTCAATCAATACCATTTCATGATCATCATATTTTAATATATCTTGTGCAGTACAATATTTATTTCTTCGTAAATCCTTAAAGTGTGATTGTAATCTTTGCCTTAATGTATAAGTTGTAGATCCAACATATACTTTATCTGTATGTGATGATTTAATTAAATAAATTTTTGAATCTTTATAATTAACCATATATAATTTAATTAGATTATATTTTTCTTAAATAAACTTTTAATAGATTTAGTTAAAGTTAATTAATTTTTTATTCTAACCAAATAATATCTTTAGGTAAATTCATTTTATAACAATAATAAAAACAATCAAAGTTGCAAGATGTACCCCAATTTTCAGGTACTTCACCATTAATTTTTTTAAGAAAATGAATTCTTTTTCGTGGTATAATAATTTGAATTCCTTTATCTTTCCATTTTCTAAAATATTGTGTGTTTATTTTACTTGATGGAAATATTAATATAAATGGTTTATCTATTTCATATAATCTATTCATTATTTCTTTACTTAATGAAAAAGGTGGATTACTAATTATTATCTCTCCTAAATCATTATCAAAAAAATCTACTTGTGTATGTATAACTTTAAATCCTAATTCTTTTAAATATTCACCACTTGTACCATCTCCATAAAATGCCTCCCATATTACTTTATCTTGTGGTATAAATTGTTTAATATTATCCCAAGCATATTTAGGTGTCATATAGTCATCATGTTTAATAAATGTTTTTGTGTGAAATCCTGCCATATATAAATAAATAATATTTAAAATATATTTTAATAACGATGCATTATATAAAAATTAAATCTTTTTCTAAATTCATTTTATAACAAAAATACATAACACCAAAAGGTGGTGTATATCCTTTTTTAGGGTGAGTTAAATGTGTAAATGTAGGTCTTGTAAATGGTATAATAATTTGTAAATCATCTTTAAATAATCTTTGAAACCATTTCAGTAATATAACTTTTGAAAAAGATATTAATATAAATGGTTTATCTAATTCTTTTAATCTTATACATATATCTTTAAATTTACTAAATGGTGGATTATCTATTATTAGCTCATATTGTTCAGGTTGATAATTAAAAAAATCTTTATCTTCATGTATTATATCTATATTAAATAACTCTTTAAAATGTTTCTTTTGTGTGCCTTTACAATAAAAAGGTGACCATATTATTTTATCTTTAGGGATATATGCATCTATGATCTCCCAACCTTTTTTATCTGTCTCATAATTATCACTATCTTTATCACAATTAAAACTCATAATATTCTATAATTGTAATAAATATATTAAAAATAGAATAAAAACACATTTATTTAATGTCTTTAAATCCTATAAACTGCTTAATTCATTATAAAAAAGGCACTTAAGACATAAATTTTAAAATTTATGTTTAAATAGTGTAAAAACAAACAAATTAAGCATACTTAAGGATTTATTAAATCCTTTAATATTCTATTTTATGCTATTTTTATCATTTACAAGCACATTTATCTCTTATAACTAAGTTAAGTGTTGATTGACCTTCAGTAAGTATCTCATCAAAATCTTCATTAACAATTCGTGCATTAATATTTCTTAATCTTAAAGGATTATTATTCTTTAATGAAATAAAAAATTTCTCATTTGGTTCATAATCTATTACAGAGCTGGTTTGGTTTAAGTGCATACTTCTCGTTGGTATAACTGCTAATATATTTTTTTGTCCTTCAAATTGACTATCATAACTTTCTAAAGGCATATTTAACATTTCAAGAACAAAAGAATCACTTGATATTACATTAGTTATTTTGCGGTCAGCGATATATTCGCCTTCAGGTGTTGCAACATCATTAGGATTTTGTTCTAAATCATCAAATCCTATATAATCAGCAACTTCACTATCTGCGAATTTTAATTTATAAACTGTTGCTCTACTATTTTGACTTGGTGCTGTGAGTGTTGTTTCTTCAGTGTGTTCTATATCTACATGATTTGGTAATGATGGATGATATGGGTCATCTACTGTATGAACTGATTTTAATTTACAATGATTGGTACCACTTAACATAGATATAAATGGGTAATAATATTTACTTCTATCAAATGTTTGGGATAACAATAATGTTCTAATATTATCTCGTTCGTTATAATGTGCTAATTCTATTTTACCCAGCGAAATCTCAATTTGTAATTGGTCATTATTACTATCAGGATCGCCGTCCGCCAATTTTACTAAATGTGTAGTAGTATCAACAAATCCATCTGGATCTTGTCCTAAAAGACCTGGATATTTAATTTTTATAAATTCATTAGATTTAGGGCATTTAATACCATATTCAATATCATCTTGAGTAAAATTACCATTATGGAATTCATCAACTGCATCTTCACTAATAAATCCCATTATAAATCCACCTTGAGCTGGATCATTAAATGTATCCAATCTAACTCTAAAATAACCAGCACCTCTAATAAAAGATTTATTATGAATAACTGTATGTGCTGTAATATCAGTAGTTGATGCTGCACTATCACTTTTAATATTACTATTGGTTAAATCAATACCTGTATATGTTGTATGTTGATCTATAAATGCACCAGTATTATTTAATATAGCTTTTTTAGAAAAAAGAAAACCAAATCTTGTTTTTTCATTTGGTGTAATATCTATATTTATTTGAGTCCCTGCTTCTTTTGCAACATTTACATTTAATTTATTATTCATTTTATCTTGAATATCTTGAAAAAAAGTAGTAATTGTTTCTCTTGTATACATATTAACATTTGCTGCTATTCTCTTAACACCTCCTGTTGCTTGAACCTGAAACTCAATTATATTATTTAATGCATTTATATTTAAAAATTTTAAACTTCTGTCTATGGTACATGATTGCAAAGCAATTTCACTATCAGGATTTATTACTATACCATCTTGAAAAAAACAATTAAAATTTCCTGTTCTGTCTTCACTATGTAATCTAATTAATTTATTACTCATATAATAAATATAAAATAAAATAATTAAATAAAATAAACAATTTAATAAAATAAATGTGCATCAAAATCAGAGTTTGAGCTGAAGTCATTATTAGTTATAGTCATTTTAATAAATTTAGGTACATAATCTGCTATTCTCACTTGTTGAAATAATCCATCATTAACTGCTTGTTTAAATGTTGTATTTAATGTTGAATATGCACTATTATCAGCACTTACTAAGAAATTAATAGTAAAATCACCAGCATCTACACTACCACTTGAAGATTTTATTAAAAAATTTAATCCATTTGCTGGAGATTTAATAATTTCATGTGCAGAGCTGGTATGAGTATCACCACCACTATTAACAGTTTCCCCATCAAATAATTGGACTGTTGTTAATTGTGTATGAGTTTGTATTGCTTCTACTGCTGTTTCAACTGCTTCAGTATCTACTTTTATATCATCTAAAACACTATCTATTTCCCCGAGTTTTGTTAATGCATTATCTTGGACGGTGTCTAAAGTGTCTATTTTACCTTCAATTGATGTTAAACTACTTTCCAAAGTATCTAATTTAGTATTTGTAGTCCCTTGAAGGGTGCTTGTTGAAAATCCGCTAATATTACCACTTGAAATATTAACATTAACTTTATTACTTCCTACACATGCTTCTAATACATCAACACCTGTATCAATATTTCCTAAATGAACTTCAGCTGCCGCAAGTGTGGTTTGAGTTGCTGCTCCAGTTGGTAAAGCACTTGATACTATATCACATTGCATTTCATTACCACTTATAGCATTATCTAATACCTGTACTGCTGTTTCAATATTTCCTAAATGAACTTCTGCTGCTGATAATGTTGATTCTGTCGCAAATCCACTAATATTACCACTTGAAATATTAACATTAACTTTATTACTTCCTACACATGCTTCTAATACATCAACACCTGTATCAATATTTCCTAAATGAACTTCAGCTGCCGCAAGTGTGGTTTGAGTTGCTG